GCTTATTTGCTATCTCCTCGGTAGTTCCGCCAGCGGAGCGCAGGGCATCTTCATAGCCCTTGATGGCGTCAGACGTGCCGAAGAGCCTGGATCGCCGATACCGATTTATCGGAGAATCCAAGCATGAGTAGTGTGGCCTTCTTCTGCTCATCCGACATTCCTGCGAGCAGGCCCTCCAGTTGGCCTACAATGTCGCCCATGTCGTTCATTTTGCCGCTGGAGTCAAAGACAGCCACACCAGCCTCGCGGAACGCATCGGCATTTTTAATCGCCTTCGTCTGGAGATCACGCATGACGATCGCGAATTGCGTACCAGCCTCAGCTCCCTTGATGCCCTGATCGGCGAAAGCGGCGAGGACGGCGACGCCCTCGGTGATATCTTTGCCTACTGTGCGCAGCGCGGCGCCAGCTTTGTTCGTGAGCGCTTCAGAGAATTGCTGCACGGAAGCGTTGGCGAGCGTGTTGGCCTTAACCAGCACGTCCCCGACGCGCGCTAGGTTGTCGATATTCTCCGCCGTATCTGTCGATTTGAGCCCCAGTGCTGATTGAGCATCAGTGAGCAGATCCGTCGCCTGCGCCATGTCGAACATACCGGCCTGGGCGAATTTCGTCACGACCGGCAGGGCCGCCATGCTGTCCTTAGCGTCAAATCCAGCAGAGGCGAGGAAAAAATAGGCTTGTGCCGCTTCCTTTGCCGAGAACGTGCTTTGCTCCGCCATCGTTTTCGCGGCAGCGGTCATGTCGCTCCGCATCGATTGGGACACGTCGCCCATGATGGCGAGCGATTCGGTCATTGCTTGATCAAAGCTCGCGAATGATTTCGTCGCAGCCGCCCCCAATCCCACCAGTGGAAGTGTGAGCCCCGCTGTCATCGTTTTACCGACATCCGAGAATGTGCGGCCGAGCCGGTTGAAGCCGGAGAGGGACCGCTGCATCTTGCCCATCTCCTTATTGATGGACCGGGAGGCTTTGAGCAAACCATCCTCAAACCCCTTGGCGTTCAGGCCGAGCTTGACGATTAGATTTCCGATGGCGGTCATGGTGTCAGGAGGAGGAAGTCTTTAGGCGGGCGGGGCTTATCCTTGATGTAGCCGACTCCCCTGTTTTTCCCGTGGCCGACTGACTTCGGGGCAACGGCATAAATGGTTCCGCAGATCTGAGCCTGGAGCCCGTCGAAGAATTCAAGATGCTCACGGTAGATTTTGAGCGCAGCGAAATATTCACGGAACGTCCCAGACCAGAACCGGTCTGGCGACCAGCCGAAGTCCATCTCCGCGCGAAGTTGCAGGGTCAACCAGTCGGTGGGTTCTGTCTCTTCTCCGGCTGACCCGTGGGAGGGTTGTCCGCAACATCCTCCTCGCGCGGCAGGGCGTCACCTAGCGCCGGGCTGGCCATCCCAAATATCTGCGGCAGATCGAGCACGGTGAACATACCGGCGACATCTTCCGGTGTCAGGTCCTCGTCAGGCAACCACCGCCACTCTTTTTCCGGGTCGGGAGCCCCGAGCCCGGCCCATAGGGCGATAGAGAGATCCCTCATCGAGAGAGCGGATAGAGCGCAGGTTGCGGCCGCCCAATTTAGCTCTCCGGCGTCGTTGAACAGCGATTGCGCATCCCCGAGTAAGCGGAGCATGGGAGCGAGCGCGGCAAATAGCGGTTTGCCCGCCCGCTCCTCGAACCGCCACGCCGCGAGGTTGTTCATGCAGAACTGACGCTCGCGGTCGAGCTGGATCGTAAATACCTTGCGCAGCGGAATCATTACGACACAGCCTGAGCAAGATCACCGGCAGGCACGATGCCCACGGTAACGGTCGCCTTGTCGCCCACCGAGCCAGACAAGAACGGGTAGCTCTGAATGATGCCGGAACCCGTCCAGCTCGGATTCGTCGCGCTGACCGCACCGGATGTTGGCTTAACGACGATCGTCGTTGCGGTATTGACGAGCGAAAACAAAGTAGCGTGGACCGCGCTCGCGGCGAAATCCTGTGTGAACTCGAACGTCATCGTCCAGTTCAGCAGCGTTCCGGCGAGGTAGATGTGGGTGTTGTCACCCATGTTGGTGTCTTCCACTTGATCCGCGTCGTAGCTAATCTCGGCAGATAGGCACCAGGCTGAGAGATCAACCGAGTTGATCACCACAGATGCGTCTTTCAGTACGATTGAAGCCATCGTATTTTCTCCTTTTGTTTCTGTTTTGTGGCCTAGCGGATGCCGAGAACCACGACGAAGGTAAACGACGGCGACGTGCCGCCGATAGTATATGTCACGCGCCAGTAATCATCGGTGATCGCACCGGACGCGGATTGGCGCTCCGCTCCGATGGCGGCGAATTGTGAAAACGTCAGTACGGTTGCCGGACTGGCGAAGCCGCCGGCGTCGTCACTCTCGACAACCACGTCGAGAGTTGGGCTTGTCCCGCTCGCGGCAAGCACGTGAAGTGACCCGTAAACCTTTTGGGTTGCGCTCACCGCACCAATCTGCCTGGCAGTCCCATTGCCGGATGCGGTGCGCGCCGTGGCCGGGTGGAGGATCGTTCCGCTCACCAGCCGATCCGCTGCGCTGTTGCCACCAGCCGAGAACTTGAACATCTCGCCCACGGCGCCGGATGGCACGTAGGAATTATGGAGGCTCTTGAACGAGAATGCCGTTGACCCGTCGGAGCCATCAATGGCGCCGACGCTGACCACTATGGCCGCTCCCATGTTCGAGAACATCGGCGCATCAATTTCCCCCGTATCAGCGTTCCAGAATCCGGAGTAATTGAAGTCTACGGATTCCAGCCCGCCGGCAGCAAACGTTCTGGTTGTAGCGCCGAGCGCCGTTTTCTCCAGCGAATCAACCGCCAGAGAGAAGTCGATATCCTCCAGGTCGCCCGTGATATCATAGCCACCCCACCAGACCTTCTGATTGGCGATAATTAATGAACTCATTCTCTCCACTCCTTGCCGCACTTGGTGCAGCGCACCTGGACGTTGCCCATCGTTGATCCGGGCAATGTTTCGGTCTGTTCATGCTTGCATTCGATTTCCGCGAACCCGACGCCGAGCGCTTCGAGCGCCGCTTCGGCACCAGCGCGAATCCCAATCAGGGCCGCAATGAATGATGTCATTCCCTGTGCCATATTTCATACTCCTGGATTTGCCGATAACCTTCATCCTCAACATATGGCCCATTGAATTCAGCAGCGAGAAACGCCCGCTGAATCACTACGGTTGAAGCGGTGCCGGTATAATCCTGAAGCGCTGCCCGAACCTGCTCGGAAACCCGCTCCGCCTCCGCCTGCGAATCGCCCCAACACTGGATCTGCATCCGCGCCATCACTAGCCCGGTATCGGCCCCCATAGCGTGCTGGCGGTCGGTCGCGATGCGGTCATAGACTACCGCCGGGCCGGTCGCGGATTGTCCAACTTTCTTCGCGTAGATCTGCGTCCCTACAAGCGCCGTGAGGCCAGATGCAGCGTTCAGGATGCTGTCCATCGCCTGCTCAATTACGGCCACGTTTCGCCGCCTTTTCGATCAATCGCTTCACGCCCGCTTCGATCTTGTCCGCAGCCGGCCTCATGCCAGCCTGAACGCCAATCTCAAACCAATGCTGAGCGGGGATATATTTCGTCCCCAGTTCGGTAAAGTGCCAGTGCGGGGCCATTTTCTGATTAATCCCGACCATCACGGTTGGCCCCCTCGGGTCACGGAAGACGTCACCGCGCCCGACGAATACCGCCTTGCGCAGCGTTCCTGGAACGCGCCCCTTTTTGGCTTTCTTCAGCACCGGAGCACGCGCCCGCGCTGAGTCCCTCACGACAAATCCGCCGGAGAGCAGCACATCGACGACCTCCTTGCTCTCGGTCCCCGCTTTGCGGATCGCCTCAAGGTTTTGCATCAGCTCCCGCTGGCCGCGCACGCCCTTGAGTATGTTGATTCGCGGTGCTTTCCTCCGAGCCATTATGCGCCAATCTCCGCACAATGCAGGAGCATAACCCCGTCCCGTTGTTGCGCCGTGTCGATCACTTCGATCTCAAGCACCTTGGAGCCCCAGTAGGCCCGCATCTCAGTAGTGAGGTCACTGCGGTAACGGAGCTTGATCCGCCACGCGACGTTCGAGCGGATCTGCTTTGCATCAGCCGCTTCCTGGCCGCGAACAAACCAGATATCAACCGGGACGCTTGCCGCAACGGTTGTTGGGTTTTCCCAATCGGGATCACTCGCACCCCAATCCGAAGAGGTTGCGCCAGATTTAAAATCGACGCGCTTGTCGAGTTCCTCGGAGCGGAATGTCGTGCGCCGCGCAAATGGTACGAGTCCAGGCATCAGAGATAGACCGTGTATGGAGCGAGCAATGCTCGAATCGCTGAATCCACCTGCGGGTCCGGTAAATCATAGATCTGCTTCACGCGGAGGATGATCGCCTGGTTGATCGTCTCCGGCACCGCGGACGCCGCACCATAGCCGCAAACCTGCTGAACCTCCACGGCCTTCGTCGGTCGGAGCGTGGCAGTCGGCCACGATTGGCCATATTTCAGCCGGATCACGCCAACGGTTCCGCTGGTATCAGTATCGTAGTTCAAGCTACTGACGGTTGCCACGGTGTCCCCGGTGTCATAGTACTTGACGTGCGTCACCGATTGCAGCGGCGGCATCGGGATCTCGATCGTGTCATCGTCAAACCCGCCATAGTAGATCTTCCAGGTTTGTGTTACCAGCGCCCTGTCGATGACCGACTCGACCCATTGGCGGGCCGCAGTAATTAGGATGCCCAGCGGCGTGTCGTCATCAGACGTAGTAATCCTGAGCTGGTCCTTTACCTCGGTGAGCGTCACGGGCTCGGTAGATGCAGCCGTGACGATCTCTTTGCCGGAATATCGCATCAATATATACAGACGATGCTCGTTGCGGTCGTGTCCGTGGAATAGACGAGATCCGGGCGGATGGGCAGGGTTGTGCCAGCAGGCACCCCGTTGAACGGGACAGCCGTCTCGCCGCCATTCATATCGACCTTCACATCCCCGGCTCCTCCAACGTAGAGAGCCCGACAAACATAGCTGAGAGGCACCCCGTCATTCGGCGTCACCACGAAGGCGTGATCAGCCGGGGTAGTGAGCCCCGGCGACCAGCGGGAGAATGCGTCTGTCTGGGCCTGAACGGGTCCCAGTGCTGCCCAGAAGATGGCTATGATCGCCGTCAGGGCAATACTACCAAGCACTTTTCTATTTGTCATGAGCGCCCCCTTAGACCGTGTTCAGCAGCAAGAAGCTGATTTTCAGCGTCCCATTCAGCGCTAGGCTGGCGTGGTCGTTGTAAACCTGGATCGTCGCGGACCCAGCACCCGGCGTGATCAGTCCAACCCTCGGGACACCCTGCGAATTCGTGCCGTTTTGTACGCTGGCAAACATCAGTGATGTTGCAGCGACCAGCGTATTTGTCAGCGTCAGCGTATAGGCTGCGCCGGCGGCGGTCGTTAGCGCGGCGGTCGTAATTACGCCGGCCTGCTTGCTGAGAGTCGCGGCTCCGGCAGTAGCGGTCGCCGTCGATCCATCCAGTTCAATTCCGCCGTCGACATTGAACTGAACCTTTCCAGTGCCGGAGAAAACGAGATTCCCGCTGCTCCAAGCTGACTTCACATTCGTTACTGGCATTTTTCCTCCATGCGCCGAGGCGCTGTAGCGGTGGTTCCGCTGTCACCGAGTGAAAAGTGGGGCGACCGGATGGGCCGCCCCAAAACGGAAAGGACGTTACAGGAGAACAACGATCAGACTACTTGGGTGCGAGCAACGGCGCTGGCGTAACGGGGCTCGCCCTGAATAATCAGTATCCCGCCGAGCACGGGACTGTTGACGGATTCGACCGCCTTCAGCCTCACGTACCCGTAACCATTGCCATCGGCTGCCAGCGCGACCGAGTCAACCTCAATGGCGTAGATCTGGCTGGATCCGGCCGTCGTGGTAAAGCCGCTGGTCGTCGCAGCGGTCACCGAGCCCGGCACGTCGGTAGACGTCACGGCCCGATAATGGAACGGCACGGCGGACGTGTTCGACGCGGACACATCGTCGGATGCTTCGACGGTGATAGTCGAGGTCCCGGTAGCGCCGACGCCCTTGTAGACGATGAAGACGACCCTGCCGAACTCCTCCATCTTTACGATGTCAGAGGAGACGGTCCCCGCGAACGCATCAGCGACCGGGTCGAGGCCTTTCACGAGATGGTTTTGTTCGATGAACAGATTCATGATTTACCTTCCTTTCTCCGGGCCTTAGCTCCGGGTCGCAATGCCGATAAACGGCGATTTGGTTTTGCTGCCCTTGTATGGGGTCAGCGCCGAGGTCCAGGCCGGTTGGCCATTAATCCGATGGGTCCAGCGGAAAGTCTGCTCGCCATAGATGAAGCGAACGTGCATGGACTGGTCGGCCTTGAGCCCGCCCTTGGTGACGAGCAAATACTGCGAGAAGTCGGCAAAGACAATGTCACCGACCGTGCCGAGCGCGGGAGCCTGCTCAATCTCAATGATCGGGCGGCCCTTGAGCCTGCCAAGCGGGGCATCGGCATCCCCGCGAGCGGGAATGAAGGTTGGGGCTCCGCCGGTGCCAACGGCGAGATTCATGTTTTCGAGCTGCGGCCAAACCTCGGAATTGATGAACCACGCGCCGCGCGACTTGGACCGAGCAGGGACGCGAGACCAGATATTCGTCAGGTTCTCATGCACCACGGTTGCGGCCGCTTGGCCGGATTCCTTCGCCTGCGACACGAAACAATTGGCAGCCAAGATCCCGAGACACTTCCCCGCGCCATCGCCGTTGATAATCTCGTCATCGATTTTGAACGCAAACTCGGATGCAAACGCATTCCCAAAGACGGCTTCAAGCGCCGCGGCATCTTCCAGCAATTCGTCTGTGGAGTAAGCCAGCCCCATCAGCGGTTCGGCCTTGATCTCCATGCGGTCGAAGGCCGGTTTCGTCGCCGTAACGGTTCCCGCTTCGTCCCGCCTGTAGATCTGGACTCCGCCCCAGCGCGAACCGGTAGCCCGGCTGGTCTCTTTGATGAAAGGCAGCGCGATCGAATTGCCGGTGGTCAGCGGAATTTGTGTGCAGCGCGGAGCAATGACCGCCGCTTCCCGGCCTCGGTTGAGGAGTTGAGTCGAGTATTCCTCACGCACCAAGAATCTGCCATCAGCGCCGACTTTCTCTTGCGCACCGCTCGCGGCCAGATCTTGCCGCAATCGCGGGTCAATCTCGTGATTCATCTCGACGGCTGCGACCGCCTGGAGAAACTCGCCAAACGAGTTCCAGGGCTTGTCTTCCGCTCGGTTGTGGACCTCCGTCCGGCCAGTGGGGGCATTCGCGGCCGCCAGCTTGGCCCTGTCTTTCAGCGCGGCCTCGATTTCCTCGGCCTGCTGGATCTCCCCAGCCAGGGCCGACCACTCGGACTCCTTCGTCCGGTAGGCGGTCCAATCATCGGCGGAGACGTTCTCCGCTTTCTCAAATTTCGCGAGCGTATCCGAGAGTTCAACTCGGAGCGCCTCGCGCTCTTGCTTTAGCTCTTCGCTTTTCAGCATTTGTTTCCTCCCTGGCTCACGCCAAGTGAATTTTGGATATTGGCGATCAGGCTCCAAGCCGTAGCCGCGCCCGTTCGATCGCCATCAGTTTTGCTCGGTCGTCCGCCTCAAATTTGGCGGGCAGGCGAGCGCTTAAAATCTCAATCAGATCTCGCAGCTTCTCCGGGTCGATATCCTGCCCGGAAAGGAACTGAGCCCCCGCATCAGCGGGGATCGGCACCACGGAAATCTCCTCGGGCACCCAGTTGCGGGCGAGGTATTCTTTCTCCTGCGCCTTCGGCGGAGTCACGTCTTCAAGTTCACCGATTGATGCCCGCATCGATACCGACTTGATGATTCCGGCTTCGATATCATTCCAGATCGGCGTCACGTCCTCACGCTCCGAGAACCTCACCGTAGCCTTGGCTTTGCCATCTACGATCCAGGCTTTCTCGGACACGCCGAGCTGTGATTTGATCGACCCGGCGTAATGAGAATCAAGAATTGCGGCCCCTGCATTTAGCCTGTCGAGTTTCGCGGAAGTGAGATCGAACGAAAGCCACCAAGTCTCACCCCGGAACCAGTCATATCTCTCCACATTGGCCACCGAGTAGAAAATGACATCGCGGACCCGCCCGGCAGATCCCTGCTGCGCTCCGAGAATTTCAGCATTCAGCCATTGTTGATTCATTGAATTGCTCCTTGCTGGCCGGCCCGATCGATGGGTATCATAGCCCCCTGAATAAAAAGCTGGT